ATACCCACTGTCTTCTACAATTTTTGCATAGGGAAATAATTCATTGTATTGTTTAATTGCTTCTCCTGCACAATTAAACAATTCGCTATCTATTGCTTTTCTTACCTCTGTGTTCATATTAGAATGATATGATAACTGTATACTAGTTACATTTCTAACAGATGTGTCAATGACTCCATTACCTATATAAGTAGGTGCCCAATCAGGAGCATTTTCGTATTCTCTAAATATAGCATCAATTAAATAATCGGGTATTATGTTTTCAAATTCTACAATATAATCATTGATATTTTTTGAAGTTGATTGTATAGCCTTTGTTTCATCAGGTGTGATGATTTTTGGTTCTTCTTTTTTGAACACAGGCTTTTCTTTTACTTTGTCAAAATAAGCAAAACTATTCTCACCCCTACTTTTTACATAGTGCAGGAAGACTTGAATATATTCTTTACCTTGAAATTGTTCACGCCAATGTTCAGCCTCACAACCCAAATACATCATAGCATCACCTGATTTTAAATTTAATGATACTTCTTCTCCGTTTGGCTTTTGAATATAGATAGGCCAATCACAGTCTCCATCTAAGTGTATAGTTAAACTAATTTCACATGCTTCTCGGTCACTATGCCTTTTTAAATCACTACCCTCTTTATATACTCTTGCGTAACTATATGTAGGTAAAACTTTCTCGCCTAAAAATCTACTGACCTCAGGTGTCTTTTCGCATAATAATTCTAAGAACCCAATGTAGTTGTATTCAGTTGAACTATTCGGGGCTTGTTCGTCACCTATCGACTTGTTATTGATAGTGAACTCTTTAAATTCTATTGCTAACTGTTTTGCAATCTCACTATCAATAAAATTAGGTAGGTAGATATAGTGGTTAGTTGCTATTTCTAAATTCATATGGGTGGTAAATCTTCAGGTGCAGCTTTAAATTGTTCGTAACAAGCCAATGCCCAATCAGGCAGTTCGGTAACTATAAAGTTATGTCGTGTATCTCTATATTCAACTTCACCCTGACCATCAATCCACTGTATTGCATGTATGTCTTCTGGTATATTGCAAGTAGAAAAATCTAAACCAATAATAACTTTTTCATCTGTATATACTGCACCGTCATCTATGATAATTGCTAATCTATTAGTATCAACCATGATTATTTCTCACTAAGTCTCGCCGCTCTGTCAGCCGCATCTAAAAAGATTTGATGCATTGTGTCGTTAGATTTTACCATTTCGTTTCTGAAACTTTCTACTGCAGCGCCTGTTTGTCTGGACATACCTGAATTTTCAATAAGCAACATAGGTATAAATGTCATAGCACAATTCCATTCGTCAATCTGCTTTCCCGAATTAATGTCATAGCCTTCTACTTTGGTAAACCATGCACACTTTAATCCAACACATTCTTTTCTTAATATTGGGCAATAATTACCTGGCTTCAATTGCATATGTATTCCTTAAATGTTATCACATATTTAACATCAACGGAATTATTTTTAATTTTTTATAGCCATTATAATATCTACGTACTTTACTGATAAATCTAAAGTTCCACTAATACTTACACCTATAGTACCAAATGGGTGAGTATGTCCACCTCCAGTACCGGTCGCACCGGTATATGCTACACTAGGTGCTGGACCAGCCGGAGCTTGGTATGCAGGATTAGCCATTCTACTATAATAGATAGCATTGACAGGACTATCTGCTGCTGCCGTCATTGTATGAGTATGTGCCGGTAATGTTGTAGGTCCCAATGTAGTGCTACCGGTAGTTAAACCCGAAAAAGGTGCAGTGCCGGTAATTGTACGAGATGTGAATACACTATTAAAACTTGACCAACCGGCAGCCGCATGACTAATACCACCTGTACCAGCAACTACTCTAAGTGCATGGTCGTTGTAATTAGCTACCTCTTTAGTCCACCCTACCGGTGCCGTATCACCCATAAAAAATGTTCTTGTTCCTGATGCAAATACTGCCATGTTAGTTCCTTGTTGCTAATATCATATCAACATATTTAAGTCTCAAGTCGAGTGTCCCGGTTTGAGACCATGAAACTGACATATCGCCGGATGGATGAGTATGAGCCTGGTCATATGATCCATGTGAACCGGTCGTGGTTGTTCCTGAATTATATCCATTAATTACTTGTCTTGGGCCTAATTGACTAGACGTACCGTATATTCCAGGATACGCACTGGGAGAGGTATAGTATTGATGGACGTGTGGTGCTATTTGACTTATTGTTAAAGTAGTGCCACCGATTGATCCTGTAGGTGTACCTGGCAGACTAATGGATTTTGTATTAAACACCGAACTGAAGTTAACACTACCACCACTACTTGTTGCACCGGTCACTACACGCAAGGTATAATCATTGTAGGAGGTTATCTTAGTCCAGTTAAGCGGCGGTGTAGTTTGTTGAAAAAGAGTAGTTGTTCCTGATTTTATTTCTAATGGCATATATTTTTAGTTTTTAGTAGCTATGATAACATCCAAGTATTGTATAGCCATGTTAAACGATACTCCGGCGGGGGCTGTTCCGGGTGATATTGTATGTGTATGTGAACCACCTGTCCAGGCAGTTGATGTAGGTGAACTAGCGAAGGTATTAACTGTATTCTGAGTTGGGGGTTTTATGTATACTTTTGCACTGGGCTGAAGTGTATCACCGGCGCTTGTAGAACCTACCCAATTATAACTATGTGTGTGATATGGTAAATTTGAAGTAGACAACGTTGTAGGACCTAGTGCAGTACCTGACAAAGATGCTGTACCGGACAATGTTTGTGTAGTCATCATACTTGAAAAATTAACGCTACCCCCACTACTAGTTGTACCGTTAGTAACTCTTAGTCCGCAATCATCATATGTGGTATCTTTTGTCCAACCATTAGGTGCCGCTGCCTGTGAAAAAAACATACGGGATCCTGAAAATTCACTTGAACTTAAATATTGGTCTGCAATTGCAGCTTCTAATCCTGTTATTCCGAGTCTCATGTATTATCCAAAATAAGTTGCATAAGCATACGCTATCCACGCATTATTTATTCTGGTCAAAGTAAAACCAAACAAATCCGTTTTATTTGCAGTACCGGATGGTGCAGTAGATGCTAACCAATTTAATGTAATTCCGCTTGCCCCGTTAATATATATTGAAGTAGGTACATAAGGAGTAGTGCCTTGCGCTACTAAAATAGTCAATGAAATTGTTCTATTATTTGTTGTAGGAACATTGGTGAAGTTAACAATAAAATTAGCTGCTGGACTTGAATGATAAAAGGTAGCGGACAAAGATACATCATGTACTACAACACCTGTTGCACCTGATAAAGGTGTAATCACCTCAGTTGTCTGTTGCAATGTTGATAATCCACCTACTGATAGACCAGTCAATGTACCAACACTAGTAACGTTAGGCTGTGAACTTGCAGTAACCGTTCCTGCAGTTGTTGCAGAAGATGCGAAAGGAACAGAACCAACTAAATTTGCAGCAGGTAATGCAGTCATATAAGTAGCATTACCTATAATATAATTACTAGTTACAGAATTACCACTTACAATATTACCAACATATCCGGCAGCATAAACTGTACTAGTTGATAAGTTTGCATATATTGCAGTATTACTATTCAATGAATAATTTAAAGTAGTATTAGCACTGGCAAATGTAAAGTTCATATTGCCTGACGAAGTGGTTGTAACTAAAGTGTAATCACTTATGTTTGCACGTGCTACGTTTAAATTACTAACACGTGTGGTACTAGTAACAGTCAATGGAGCAGTACCAGTAGCAACATTACTGGTTAAAATACTTGCGTTAACATTTCCTGCTAAAACAATATTTCCACCACTAGTAATGCTTCCGGTGATATTAGCGTATCCGGCAACATTCACTCCTGTTCCAGTAACAATAAGTGTTAGATTACTATTAACATATTGATTGATGTTTCCACTAGCAGAAGGTATACCTACATTACTAGTTCCACTTTCTACTAAATTAAACGATATATTATTCCAACTTATATTACCAGTACCGTCTGTTTGTAAGTATTGTCCACTAGTTCCACCTGTAACTCTAATTTTATCTACTAGACCTAAATTTATAGATGTGGCACTTGAAAAATTAATTGAACCTGATGCAGTTAATCCAGTTAATGTGCCTACACTGGTGATGTTTGGTTGTGCAGCCGTTGTTACTGTTCCTGCATTAGCTGCAGATCCAGTTATACTACCTACTACATTTCCAATTAAATTAGCCGCATATAAGTTACCACTAGATAAATTTGCATAGATTGCAGTATTGCTTTGCAACGCATAATTGCTAGTTGAACTACCATTAGCAAATGTAGGATATACTATACCGCTACTGGTTGTAGTGACTGAAGTATAATCACTTATATTTGCACGTGCTACGTTTAAATTATTAACACGTGTGGTACTAGTAACAGTCAATGGAGCAGTACCAGTAGCAACATTACT